TTATATTGTGTATTCCGGATATTTTTTCAGTGAATACTGATTGGCAACCGCCAACTTGCTGTTTGCCCGGAAATTAATCAGTCGGGCGACATGTCGACTGTGTGCAGCCATTAAGTCTGAGACAACCGAGACTATATGGGATTTGGAGAAATAAAAAGGGATGAAGCTAGGAATGGCGCGGGTTTCGAGCAGATGTTGAGAACACCTGGCGCGAAGCGTGTGGTTTGAGACATACGGGCTTTCCGGTGCCGCTGCGTCATATGATCTGAGACATGGAGCCGAGCAGTCATACCGGCCTTTAATATCTTTCAAACCTGGCTTTAAAAGAAGCCGAGTGAGCAGCCTGGCAATCCGTCGAAACTGGATACGCAGATGGTCAAGTTCGGCGCGCATTGAGCGATGGGGCTTACTGAGGCCAGCGCTGTCGTCATCATCGTTCTGGTCTTCCTGTGGCCGCCCCGGATGGTTTCCAATGATGACGGTGTTGTTGTCGCCGTTTATGTTAATGCAACCGCCCCAGCCGCTTCGCTTGGGCTGCCCCTGCTCAAGAATGTCTTTGATCTCCCGGGTTACCTCGTCTGTCATGAAACCTCCATGCACGCTGCCGCTAGCGATAGGCAGCTAAATCTATGATATTACTAACGGTATCGTGGTCTGGCTGATCGCCCTTGCTGGCGAAGTGGCGGTAAAGTACGCGTACCAGGCGCGCTAGGCCGTCCGGGGCCAGATTGATATCGCGGCGCTCTAGCTCCTGGAACGCCGCCCGCGCCACATTCTCCAGCAGCTCCAGATCCATCTCCTGCGGCCCAGCTGCGCGCTGTGGCTGCACCCCTGCAACGTGGTCCAGGCTTCCCTCCCCTGTCGCCAACCATTCGATAGAGACGCTTGCAGCGCGAGCCATCTTCACGAGCCGAGAACGAGACGGATCTGACTCACCCCTTCTCCATTTGCTGAGCACAGAAGTGGACACCCCGGCCATTCTTGCCATTTTCGTGGTGCCTCCAGCCCTTTCTATGGCGACCTCAACCCGCTCCCCAAACGCGTCAACCTTATCTGGCTGAACATTGACATCCTTATCGTGCGAAGTTTGACGCGTCATAGTTCCACCTAAGTAATTGAATAAACTACATTTAATAAATAATATCCACGTTTTGACAGGTCCGAATAACATTGACCTCCAATAACGTGGTTGACACATCCACGTTCGTGGCAAATAATGCCGACATGTAGGAAAACAAACGCACTAGGAATCGTTACTACATGACGGAACGCAAAGGTCTAAAAAAAGCCAGCCTTGAGGACTGGCATCGCGGCGACATCAAGTCGGCGCTGGAAAAGGCCGGCTGGAACCTGAGTAGCCTGTCGCGGTACCACGGCTATGGACACCGCAACACCCTTCAGACCGCCCTCCGCAGACCCTGGCCGAAAGGCGAGCGTTACATTGCTGACGCCATCGGCATTGACCCGGCCGAAATCTGGCCAAGTCGTTACCAGGGCAAGGATAGCATTCAGGCCCGCAAAGGGCACCGGGGTGACGTTCAGAGGAAGGCTGCATGAGGCCGGCTCCGTGGCTGTGTTGCTTTCAACGTAGGCCCGCTGAGAGCGGCCGCCTAGATACAGCCCCACAGTTTGTTTGGCACCGGTGGAATAAGAGGAGGTACCAATGACCCGTCGCCGTTGGAAGAAGGTGTATCCCAACAGCATGCAGGAAGCCATTCGGCTGTGCCTGGATTACGCGATGCACAAACACCACCGCAGTGTGGCCCGCGTTGCTGAGCTGAACGGGATCAGCGAGTGGGTGATCTACAAGTGGATGAGCGCCGGCTCTATGCCCACCAACCGGATCGCGCCGTTTGAGCTGGCCTGCGACTGCACGTTCATCACCGAATACATCGGCTCCAGCGCCCAGAAGCTGCTGATCGATATCCCCCGCGGCCGCCCGGTATCCCAGGATGATCTGCTCGATTTGCAAGCGTTGCTGAACGAGTCGTTCGGGCAACTGCGCCGCTTTTACCGGGACGACGCAGAAGCAGCTGCGGTGATCGCTTCAGTTACGGATGCCATGTGTGCCCTGGCGGGGCATCGGCAGAACGTGACGAAGAGTGAGAGCCCTGATCTGGCGCTGTTTGACGGAGGTGATGAATGAACCAGGACTGGTTTACGGCGAAGGAGCTGGCCGGGCTGAGCGGAATGCCGGGCACTCACAGCGCAGTCGTTCGTCGGGCCAAGCGGGACGGCTGGGAAAGTCGCCAGCGTCGGGCACAAGGCGGTGGCCGGGAATATGCGTTCTCTTCTCTGCCTCTCGAAACCCAGGCGGCCGCTCTCAAGAAGTTCGGATACAGCGCCAAGACTTCGACCAAAATCAAGGCAGAAAAGCCGGCCAAAACGACTGGCCGCGAGGAACTCTGGGACCTTTACGAGGCGGCGCCCAACACCGTGAAGGAAGTGGCCAAACACCGCCTCGTGGTTATCGAGTCCATTGAGCGACTGCAGGACAACGGCGCCAGCAAAACCCAGGCGATCCATCAAGCGATGGTCACCTACCAGGAGTCCCGGGCCACGCTGTATCGCTGGCTGCAGATCGCGAACTCCGTGGAACGCGAAGATCGGCTGCCTGCACTGGCACCGTCCTACAAACCAGGCAGGCCCCGAGCCGCCTGCGATGAACGGGCCTGGGATCACTTCAAGGCCCTGTACCTCGCGCCGGAACAGCGCACCGTGGCTCACTGCTACGAGCTGACAGCACAGGCCGCCAAGGCTGAGGGCTGGGATTGGCCACCACTGCGCACCATTAACCGCCGGGTGAAGGACATCCCCCGCCACATCCGGGTGCTGGAGCGGGAGGGCGAGAACGCCCTGCTGCGGCTTTACCCGTCCATGAAACGGACGGTTCGGGACATTCACGCGCTGTTCTGGATCAACGGCGACGGCTACCAGCACAACGTGTTCGTGCGCATGCCAAACGGTGAGATTGGCCGGCCAAAGACCTGGTTCTGGCAGGACATCTACAGCCGGCGGATTGTTGGCTTCCGCACCGACCAGAGCGAGAACACCGACATGATTCGCCTCGCCCTGGGCGATGTCATCGAGCAGTACGGGATCCCCGAGCACGTCACCATCGACAACACCCGGGCCGCCGCCAACAAGTGGCTAACGGGCGGTGTCAGCAACCGGTATCGCTTCAAGGTCAAGGAAACGGATCCGCTGGGCCTGCTGCCACAGCTCGGCATCAAGGTGCACTGGACGACTGTCGTGGCCGGCAAAGGCTGGGGCCAGGCCAAGCCAGTGGAACGTGCCTTCGGTGTCGGTGGCCTGGGTGATTACGTCGACAAGCACCCCAAGTTCGAGGGCGCCTATACCGGCCCGAATGTCACTGCGAAACCGGACAACTACGGCGAGAAGGCCGTGGATTGGGATGTCTTCGTGAAGACGCTACGCCAGGCCATCACCCGGTGGAACGAAAAAGAGAAGCGCCGCACGGAGATCTGCGCCGGGGTGCACTCCTTCAAACAAGCCTTCCAGGAAAGCTACCAGCGCAATGCCGAGAACATCCGGCGCGCCACCGCTGCCCAGCGCCGACTCTGGCTCATGCAGGCCGAATCGGTCCTGGTTCAGCGGGACGCCACGGTGGCGCTCAGCATCGGCAATGGCCCCAACGGCAAGAACCGCTATGGCGCGGACTTCCTCACCGATCACGCCGGCGAGCGCGTGGTAGTCCGGTTCGACCCTGACAACCTCCACAACGCGGTGCACCTGTACCGGAACGACGGCCGCTACCTGGGCGAGGCGGAGTGTCTGCACGCCGCTGGCTTCGGTGACACCAGCGCCGGGCGCGAATGGAACCGCGAGAACAAACGCCGTAGCAAGGCCAGCAAGCTGGCAGCCCAAGCCGAGAAACGCATGAGCGTGCTGGAAGCCACGGAGTATCTGCCGGAGCCGGAAGAGTCGGTACCAGAAGACGAGAGCAACGTCCGCCGGGGTGATTTTGGACGGGTTCAGAAGGCGGTCGCGGGCAGCGATATCGTGGATCAGCCCTACCAGTCACCGGCGGACAAATACGGGTTTAACGACGCGATGGAGAGACATCTGAAGAAGTTCAAAGGGGAGGCATGAAAAAGCCCGGGAGGTGCAACTCCCGGGCCCCGAAAGGCCCTTGGGCCAATCACTACTCAAAGCGAGATAAGGATAGCACATGACAAGAGAGCAGCGAAAAACCATGAAAGCACGGCGCAACGAAGCCCTGGTCGCCCAGGTAGAGGCAGTGATTTCTGAAGAAAACCTGACCCAGGCGGCGGTCTCCAAGCTCACCAGCGTGAACGCCGCCCGGCTCAACCAGTGGTTAAAGGGCACTTACACCGGCGATAACGGCAAGATTGAGCAGGCGGTTCAGCGCTGGCTGGACTCCCGCGACTCTGAAGCGGAGCTGGACGGAAAGCTGCCGGCCGATACCGACTGGGTAAGGACCCCCAGCGCGACGTCCGTGATGTCTGCACTCAGCTTTGCCCAGATGGCTGGGTCTATCAGCGTTGTCTATGGCGGTGCCGGCATCGGCAAAACGACCGCGATTCGAACCTACCAGAAGCAGGCTCCCAACGTCTGGCTGGTGACAGCCACACCGACAGTCGCCCGGCCGGGGCCGATCCTCACCCGGATTGCGCAATCGCTGAACCTGCGCACCACTGGGGCGGTGCACGTGATTGAAAGCAACATCATCGAACGTGTTCAGGGCACCCGTGGCCTTATCGTAATCGATGAGGCGCAGCACCTGTGCCACCGCGCTCTGGACTCCATCCGCGCCATCCACGACGCCACTGGCGTGGGCATCTGCCTGTCAGGGAACGAAATTGTCTACGCCCAACTCACCGGCGGCACCCGCGCCATCGGCTTTGCCCAGCTGTTCAGCCGGGTATCCAAGCGCGTACGCCTGAGCAAGCCCACCGACGCGGACATCAACGCGATCCTGGACGCCTGGCGCATCACCGATAAAGACAGCCGGAAGTTCTGCCTCGCCATCGGCAAACGCCCCGGCGCGCTGCGGGGCCTGAGCCAGACCCTGCGCCTTGCCACCCTCTTTGCCAACAACGTGGGCGAGCCCCTGACCCTACAGATTATCCGCGATGCCTGGGCAGACCTTGGGGGGGACTTGTAATGATTTATCGGCTAATTGCGCTGACCAGCGGCGATCACGTAGCCCTCGTTTCGGCAAGCCATAACCTGACTCACCTGTACCTGGGCAAGGGCCCTGGCAACTGGAGCGATCAAGCCGTACTGGATACAGGTGAACTGCTCCATATCTCTGCTGGCTTGTTGCAGTGCATGTCCACAGCTCAGGTCCAGAAGGCCAAGGACTTCACGGTGACGTTGCCCACGGAAGTGCGAGTCGCCATCGCCTGCATCGGTCAGCGCGGTGAGGGGTTGTTGCTTTCCGTGAACCCGAAAGACGACGGGATTTTGGACGTGAGATTTGTCCGCGAGGGAACCGAAACCGCACTAGTCCGGCTCAGCGTCAACGAAGCTGCCTGGACTGCCAACGAATTCCGATCAGCCGCCAAGTCGGCTCGTTTGAACTGAGGAAAGTGCCATGGTTATGCACCCAACCCCTTACCTGGAGCACTACGCCGACATCTACGCGGCCAACATGCTCTACAAACACGGCGTCAAGCTGGACGCCTACCTGGCGGATCCGGCCCGGTATGAACACCTGCTGGGAGCACCGTTTCCGCTGACGCACAAACAGACCACGGTGCGCGTGCGCCTGATTCGTGAGGAGGTCCTCCAGGAGCAGGCCGAGGAAATCGCCCAGCAGCTGGACGACCTACCCCGTAACAACGTGCGGCCGTTCGAGCCGCTGCACCACAAGCGCCACCCGAAACGCCGGGGCCTTGCGAGCTGCCGCAACCGCTCGCTCCAGCCCACCAAACCCCAAACCACATGAGGCAGAGCCCTATGAACATGCAAGCCAACAACGCGGACCAGTTCCGCCGTAACGCCAAGGGCCACCTGGTGCCCGTGGAACAGATCAAAGATATCGACCGGCTGAGGGATGACCTGGTCACCGGCGTTATCGGCAGGGTCAAGGCCCTGCAGGAGGAAATGCGCCGGGTGAAGGCTGACATCGCGAGCGAAGTGGAAGCCTTCCTGGAACTGAGCGCCCGGGAGTACGACACCACCTACGGCGGCAAAAAAGGCAACGTCACACTCAGCAGCTTTGATGGCGAGCACCAGATCAAGCGCGCCGTGGCAGATCACCTGGCGTTCGATGAGCGCCTGCAGGTGGCGAAGGAATTGATCGACCAGTGCATCCACGAGTGGACGGCCGGCAGCAGCTCTGAGGTCCAGGCCCTGGTTGAGCACGCCTTCCAGACCGACAAGGAGGGCAAGATCAGCACAGCCCGGGTGCTGGGCCTTCGCAGCCTGAACATCAAGGACGACAAATGGCAGCAGGCTATGCAGGCCATCATGGACTCCATTCAGGTGACTGGCAGCAAGAGCTACCTGCGCTTCTACGAGCGGCAGGGGCAGGACGGTCCTTACCGCCAGATTCCACTGGATGTAGCAGCCCTTTAACCCTCAGTTACGCGATCGATAAAAGGAACTCCCTATGAGCGAGCAGCAACGTGAAAGCGGCCGCAAAACCACCGTCACACTGACTGAGACCGAGGACGGTATGCAGATCCACGTGGATTTTGATGGCAGCCCCGTGGACCTTAACCACCTGTCCATCACCCAGGGTCTTGCCCTCTTTGCAGTGGACAAGCTCAAACAGGAAATCCGCCGGCGGTACGAGGTGAAACGCGAAGAAGTGGTAAGAGTGCCACGCCGGGCAGAACAGCACTGAGCGAAACGCCCCAGCCGGGGCGTCTGCCAGGCGTGGTGGCCTGGTACTGATGAGCAGCCAATGATGGAGATAGGCACCAATGAAGAGATTCTACAAAGACTTGAAGCCGCTCCTGCTGATTGCTTCCGCCGCCTGGGTTTTCGGATTCATGGGGATGCTGGGTGCGAACCAAGCGGCAAAGTTGGTGGGCGTCTCGATCGCGATTGCCTACGAAGAGGGCCCCGAAAAGGCGTCAGCAAACGAAGGAAAGAGTGATGAGTGACCGCAAACCAATGCCGAGACAAGGTGATGACATGGATCTGCCGGCCGGAAAGACATGCGCCGACTGCGTCCATTGCCGGCGCTGTTGCGCCATGTTCGGCCATATTCCAGAAGACCAGGTCTGCGACTGGTCACCATCCAGATTCGCAGAGCGAAATCAGTAAGGGAGATCCGACCATGCAAGACCTGGAACAACTGACCGACAAGTTGAGGCTCGAACTTGCGAAGACGCCAGAGGACAGGGCCTACGTCCTCGGCTTTGTCGACGGGAAAGCCTGGGCTCGGAAGCAAGTGTTCCGCTGCGCCATGTTCTTCGCCGTCACCATAGTCGCCCTCGCCGCGTTGGGGTGGGTATGAAACAGCAATTCCGCGAGACCGAGCTGGGCCGCGAGCGCATGTGCAACAAGTGCCGCGATTTCTGGCCGGACGACAGCGAGTTTTTCTACCTGAGCAAGGACGAGCCGGTGCAGCCCTGCAAGGCCTGCTACAACGAGCTGCCTTCCGTGATAGCCAAGCGTGAGCGGCAGCTCAGCCGCCGGGGAGCGAGAGCGTGAAAGCATTCGGATTTGATGACGCAGACATCCTGCGTGGAGAGATGAAGGCCGCCAATGTCGACGCATGGATTATCCGGGATTACCCGGACCGGTGCGCCGGCGAGCAGGGCTGGGAGTTCGCATCTCCTCGATTTTCAGAGGCCAAGACCGAACTTCTTCGACGCATGAGGGAAGACCAGGTTGATCCGGAAATGATAGCCCAGGTAGAGGGTTTGAAGGCCTCTTACATACCAGTTGAGGATTGCTGAGATGCCAGACATGGAGCGCCTAATCGACGACCTGCGGGTGCACCTGGCCAGCACGCCCGAAGAAAGGGCTTACGCCCGGGGATTCAACGCCGGCAAGTATTTCGCGCGCAAACAGGCGGCCTGGTGTTTCGCGTTCGGTGCGGTGATCGCCGTCCTGATCAGCATTGCCGCCTGGCATTGAGGAAAGAGCCGATGCCTATTCGACCAGAAATGAAGGAGCGGTACCCGGCAGACTGGAAGGCCCGGTCCCGCTTTGTCCGCTTCTACCGGGCCAGGAATCGCTGTGAATGGTGTGGGGCTGAGAATGGCCAGCCTCACCCGGTGACCGGCAGCAAGGTCGTGCTGACGGCGGCCCATGTCTTTGATCACCGCCCGGAGGCGGCCAGCCTTCTGAACCTCGCCGCCCTGTGCCAGAGATGCCACAACCGGCACGACGCAACGATGCGCCGCGTGAACGCTGCAGCCCGCCGGCACCAGGGACAGATGGAGATTGCACTATGACCACCACCGCCGAGATCCGCCGCCGCAAGCAGCTGGCCGCCATCCACGCCGCCCGCCGCGACCTGGGCCTGGACGAGGACGGGTACCGGCTGATGCTGCGCGAGTTGGCCGGGGTGGCCTCCGCCAAGGACCTGGACGCCGGCGGCCGCCGCAAGGTTCTGGACCACCTGCGCCGGGTGGGCTGGGCCAAGCAGCCGCGCAAGCGGGTGGCACAGCACCCAGGCACGCCCCACAACCTGGGGCGCGAGCCCATGCTGGAGAAAGTGGAGGCGCTGCTGGCCGAAATGAAAGCGCCCTGGAGCTACGCCGACGCCATCGCCAAGCAGCAGACTGGCATCGAGCGGGTGGCCTGGCTGAAAAAGCCAGAGCACCTCCGGGCGCTGATTGCCGCGCTGGACGTCGAGCTGGAAAAGCGCCGGCTGTTGGACTCGCTGGAAGTCGCCATGAGGGCTCGGTCTCTCTCACTGGATGACATCGACCGGCTGCACCCGGAACTGCCTCGTAACTGGCGCAGAAACCGGAAGTGTCTGGGGCGCCTTTGCGCGCACTACATGCTGCCGGATGCCTGGCTGGACGCGCACCGGGAGGGTGACACCCCATGAAGCTCGGCCGTTGCCCCGTCTGCCACAGCCACCTGCACCTGGACGCGCTTATTCAGGACGACGCCGGCAGTGAGTTGCTGGGCTTGCTGGCCGGGCTTGGTCGCCCGCTGGCCCGGCCGCTGGTGCAGTACCTGGCGCTGTTCCGTCCGGCCAAGTCCGACCTGAGCAACGCCCGCGCCCTCAAGCTGGCGCAGGACACCCTGGCCATCGCGGACCGAGACAGCCTCATCGCTGGGCTGCAGGACACCGTTCGCAGCCTGCACGAAAAGCGCCAGCGGGGAGAAACCAAGCCGCTGAAAAACCACAACTACCTGAAACAGGTGCTGGCCACGGTGGCGCCGGAAGCCCGCAAGCCGGGGGCGGAATCCGACAGCAACCGCCCCACCAGCTGGGAGAAAAAACAGGGCCTGGAAGAGACGCCCGAGGAGTCCCGTCGCAAGTGGGAGGCGCAGATGCGCCGGCTGGGCGTGGACCCTGAGCAGTTCAACACCAAGCGGAACACCGGAGGCTGAGATGAGCGACTGGGACACCGACTACCTGCCCGCTTCGCTGAAGGACCTGATCGACGTGGTCGGCCTTGAGCCGGCCCGAAAGCTGGTGAGCGTGTACGGCGGAACCCGGCTGACGGTGCCCGCAAAAATGCATGCGGCGCACCCCCTGGCAGAACTGCTGGGCATCGAGGCGGCTCAGGCGCTGTCACGGCATTATGCCCTGGAACGGGTCGATGTCCCGACGGCGAGCGCCGCCACCAAAGCCGCACGCAACCGCGAGATGAGAGAGCATCACCAGGCCGGTGTGTCCGTGCGCCGGCTGGCCCTGCGCTACCAGCTCACAGAACGGCGGGTATGGGAGATCCTCGCCGAGGATGCGCCCAGCAGCCAACAGACGGATCTGTTCAGCGAGTCATAAACGGTCATTCAGCCTCATCGACCCGAACCGCCCGCGAATGGAGGCCACCCCCGCTGCGGGCACTCCGAAGCAGTTACCATGGGAATGGAACTGACGAGGAGAATCGAATGACATCACCAAACGATCTACGGGAATGCTGGTTCGAACTGGAGCGCCTGACAGCCTGCCGCCAGGCGGTCACGGCACTGCTGGTACCGGAACCGGACCTGCATGCGGTCAATCGCGACAACCTGTGCCAACTGCTCGGTTACCTGGACGAGCAGGAGGCCCGCCTGATCGCGACGTTGCAACCACTGCTGAGTCGCTGCGCCTGAGCACGAGCCGGGGCGGTACCGGCCGCCCCGGATCTTCCGTTTGTGATTCCGGCCGCAGCCGGTTAAGCTTTAACCGCTCCCGCTTTACCCCTCTACCGTTTACCCCTGAACCCTATCAGGCCCGCCAATACCGGCCCCCGCCGCTACCCTGCGGCCATGACTACTTCAAATTCTGACACCCTTTTCCTGTATCGCGCCTACACCGACCGTGGCGTGTTCGGCACTCTGGTGACCCCCAACCGGAGTTATCACCTGCTGGAGCGCCCCTGGCTGGATAACCGCACCTCCGTCAGTTGCATTCCCGAGGGTGTGTACACCCTCGGCCTGCGCCGTTCCGGCGTGGTGGAGCGCACCACCGGCGGCCAGTACCTGCATGGGTGGGAAGTGCAGGATGTGCCCGGGCGCACCTACATCATGTTTCACCCCGCCAACACCATCGACGACCTGGAAGGCTGCCTGGCCCCCGGGCTGTCCACCGGCGTCCTGCCGGACAACCACGGCACGCCCCAGTGGGCGGTGCTCAATTCCCTTGCGGCCTTCAAGATGCTGATGAAAGACCTGGAGGCCAGGCAGCGCTGGCATCTGGATATCCGCACCAAAACACCGGAGTGGCCCTGACATGAGCTGGAGCTGGGACGACGTAAAGGACGTGGTGGGCAAAGCCGCGCCGTTGCTGGGCAGCGCCCTGGGGCCGGCCGGCGGTGCCGTGGGCACGCTGATCGCCAGCGCCCTGGGCACCGATGACAACCCCGAGGCCGTGGCTTCTGCCATCCAGGCGGACCCGGATGCGCTGGTCAAACTCAAAGCGCTTGAACGGGAGCACGAGCGGGAATTGCGACGGATGGTGATTGAAGCAGAAACCACCCGACTGACCGAGATCAACCGGACGATGAGGGCAGAGTTCTCTGCGGACGATGCGTATGTCCGCCGCTGGCGCCCGACCTATGGCTACGCCACCTGCATCACCTGGACCCTGCAAAGCCTCGCCATAGTAGCGGCGATCATCGGTGCGGCCTTCGTGTACCCAGAACATGCCGACAAAATCCTGGGCGGGCTAACCGCCTTGATGGGGGCCATGGTCACCATGTGGGGGATCGCGCTGTCCGTGCTGGGTATCAACATCAGTTCGCGCTCCAAAGATAAGCGGGTCACTGCCGGACAGGATGGGCGGGGCCTGATGGAGAAGCTGGTCGATAACCTTGGAGGTAAACGCAGTGGATGAACGCAGCTTTGAGGAAGCCCAGGCGCTCACCGAACGTCTGACGCGTGCGGGCATCGAACAGGCGCTCCAGGTGCACCTGGAAGCCCCCCTGGAATACAACGGCCAGCGCCTCTGCCGGGACTGCGACGAGGCCCTGAGCCAGGCTCGCCTTGCGGCCAACCCGAACGCCGTGCGCTGTGTGGACTGCCAGACCGATCACGACCGCCGGGAGGGGTAATGGATCTGTTGCCAGTGAATTACGAAGCGGCCAAATTCTGGATGGGGTTTGTGCAACTGGCAGGGCTGGTGGCCCTGTTCATCTACACCCACATCACCAACAAATCCAAGGCGAACGCCAGCGCCATCAACGCGGTGCGGCAAGACATGGAAGAGGATAACGACCGCCTGGAGCAGCGTCTTGCCCGCGCCGAGCGCCGGCAGGATGTGTTCGAAAGCCGGCTTGAGGGCGCGCCCACGCATCAGGATTTATCCCGGGTTTACGAGCGCCTTAACGACGTGGCCGAGGATCTGTCCGGCGTGTCCGGGCAGATGCGGGCGTTATCCCACCAGCTCTCGATGGTGAATCAGTACCTGTTGAACCAGAAAGGAGGCCACGGCCAATGAGCTACCAGGACTTTCAGACCGAGGGTCGCCGTCTGGGTATTCTGCGGATCCTGTCCCGCCGCAATCAATTCACCACCAATGAGTACAGCCTCAGCGATGAGCTGGGGGGCAGCTATGGCCACCTGATCAGTAAGGACCAACTGCACACCGACCTGGCCTGGCTGGAAGAACAGGGGCTGGTCATCTGCCAACAACCGCGCGCGGGCTGGATCGTGACGCTGACCACCCGTGGCAGCGACGTGGCCGAGGGCCGGGCCCGTGTTCCGGGTGTCTCCCAACCCCGTCCGGAGGTATAAACCATGCCGCCGCGCTCAAAGGTCTATGACTTGCCCCAGGACCTCCGCGAGGAACTGAATGAACGGCTGGTCAGCACTGGCTTTCAGGGCTATGACGGCCTGACCCAGTGGTTGGAGGAGCGCGGATACAAGCTCTCGCGCTCCGCTGTACACCGGTACGGTCAGGACCTCCAGGAAGAATTCGAAGAGGCCATGGGGGACGTGCGCAAGACCACAGAGCTGGCCCGCGCCATGGCAAGCAATCAGGACGACGAGAGCGGCCACCTGATCGACGCTACCGCCCGCATCGTGCAGGACCAGCTGCTGCGTATTTCCATTGCTATGCGTAAGGCCGAAGACGACCCGGCCAAAGCCGCCAAGCAGCTGGGCAGCGTGACCCGGGCCCTGGCCGAGATCGGTCGGGTGTCGCTGGGGCAGAAAAAATGGGCCCGGGAGCTGCGCCTAGAGGTCGCCCGGGAAGCCGCAGAGGCGGCCGAGGGCGCAATGGCAAGCCAGGGGATGACCCGCGAATCCATCGATGCGATCAAGCGCGACATCCTGGGCATCGCATGATGAGCACCCCTCTCCCTGACTCGGTTCTGCTGCCGTACCAGAAGGCGTGGATCGAAGACCAGTCTGAACTCAAGATTGCCGAGAAGAGCCGGCGCACCGGCCTCACCTGGGGCGAGGCGGCGGACGCCGTATTGACCGCCAGCGCTGCAAAATCCGCGGGCGGTACCAACCACTACTACGTGGGCTCGAACAAGGAAATGGCCATCGAGTTCATTGACGCCTGCGCCATGTGGGCGCGGGCGTTTGATCGGGCCGCATCCACCGTCCAGGAGGAAGTGATCAGCGACGAGGACAAGGACATCCTCACCTTCAACATTCGCTTCAGCAGCGGTTTCAAGATCCAAGCACTGTCCAGTCGCCCCAGTAACCTACGGGGCCGACAGGGCAACGTCACCATCGACGAGGCCGCTTTCCATGCAGAGCTGGCCGAGGTGCTCAAGGCTGCCCTGGCATTGACCATGTGGGGCTCCAAGGTGCGTCTGATCAGCACGCACAACGGCGCGGAGAACCTGTTCAACGAGCTGATCCAGGACAGCCGGGCAGGCAAGAAACGCTACAGCGTGCACCGTCTCACCCTGGACGATGCCTGTGACCAGGGCCTGTACCAGCGCATCTGCCAGGTGCGCGGAAAACCCTGGAGTCAGGCCGCTGAGAAGCAGTGGAAAGACAACTTGCTGCGGGACACCGCTACCCGCGAGGACGCCCTGGAAGAATACTACTGCGTGCCCAAATCCGGCGGTGGCGCCTACCTGTCCAGGGGCATGATCGAGGCTCGGATGGTGGAGGCCCCGGTGGTCCGTTTCGAGGGCACCGCAGAGTTCAACGCCTGGCCGGAGCACCTTCGCCAGGCCGAGGTCCACGATTGGTGCGAAAGCGAGCTGCTGCCCCTGCTAAAGGCGCTGAACCCGGAAGAGCGGCATTGCTTCGGTGAAGACTTCGGCCGCAGCGGCGACCTGACAGTCATCGCACCCATGGCCCTCAGCCAGCAGCTCAAGCGGCGGGTGCCGTTCCTCGCCGAGCTGCGAAACGTGCCCTTCAAACAGCAGGAGCAGATCCTGTATTACATCGTCGACCGTCTGCCGGGGCTCCAGTACGGTGCCCTGGATGCCCGGGGTAACGGCCAGTACCTGGCGGAACAGGCCCAGTACGAGTATGGCGCCGATCGCGTGGAGGCCGTGATGCTTTCCCAGGCCTGGTACCTGGATGCCATGCCCCGGTTCAAGGCGGCCTTTGAGGACAACGGCATTGAGATCCCCAGGGACACCGACGTGCTCGATGACCTCCGGGCCCTGCAGGTCATCAGGGGCATCCCCAAGCTGCCGGATGCCAAGACCGGTGAAGACAAGAAACGCCATGGTGACGCCGCGATCGCGCTGGCCCTGGCCTACTACGCCAGCTTCCAGCAGGCCGCCCTGGAATATGGCTATGAGGCGATCCGCACTGGCCCCGAACAACGACACCCCCGCCCGGTGCGCGCCACCGCTGGCTTCCGTAACCGAGGAGGACTGCTGTAATGGCGGAATCACCCATTGTTGACGAAAACGGCCGCCCCATCCGCAAGGCCGAGTTGAAGAAGGAACTGGCCGCGCCCTCGATGACCGGCGTGCGCCAGGTGTGGCACAACGGCATTGCCAGCCACCTGACACCGGATCGCCTGGGCATGATCCTGCGGGCCGCTGAGAACAACGATGGCCATGATTACCTGACCCTGGCCGAGGAAATGGAAGAACGCGAACCGCACTATGCCTCCGTCCTCGGAACGCGAAAGCGCGCCGTCAGCGGCCTCGACGTAGTGGTGGAATCGGCCAGCGACGACCCGGCCGACGTGCGCCTGGCAGACGCCGTGCGGGACCTGGTGCGGGACACGGCCTTTGGCACCCTGGTCGAAGACCTGCTGGACGCCCTGGGCAAAGGCTATTCCGTGGCCGAGATCCTGTGGGCTACCCGGGGTGGCCAGTGGTGGCCCCGTGAGTACGTATGGCGTGATCCGCGCTTTTTCCGGTTTGATCAGGCCACCGGACGCGAGCTGCGGCTGATCGATCCGCAGAACGTGGCGGAGGGAATCCCCCTGGCGCCCTACAAGTTCATTGTGCATCGCCCCCGGTTGAAGGCGGGCATCCCCATGCGCGGCGGCCTGGCCCGGTTGGTGGCCGTCTCCTACATGGCCAAGAGCTACACCCTGACCGACTGGTTGGCCTTTGCCGAGGTGTTCGGCATGCCGCTGCGTCTGGGTCGTTACAACAGCAACGCAAAGCCAGACGAGGTGGACATCCTGCGTGCCGCTGTGGCCAATCTCGGCTCGGATGCGGCCGCCATCCTGCCCGAAGGCATGAAGATCGAGTTCCAGGAAATCGCCAACACCCAGGGCGGGGCCGACCTGTTCAAAGGCCTGGCTGAGTGGATCGACAAGCAGACCAGCAAGGCGGTGCTGGGCCAGACCATGACAGCGGACGACGGTTCCAGCCAGTCCCAGGCAACGGTCCATAACGACGTGCGCGAAGACATCCAGCGCGCCGACGCCCGCCACCTGGGCCACACCCTGAGCCGGGACCTGGTCAAGCCGTTCATCGACCTGAACTATGGCGTGCAGCGCCGCTACCCCGCGGTCCGTATACACATCCCCGAGCCGGAGGATCTCCAGCAGCTGGTGGCCGCGCTGAAGGACCTGGTACCGCTCGGCCTGCGGGTGGAACGTTCGGTGATCTCCGACAGGCTGGGCCTGCCTGATCCGGCGAAGGATGCGGAGGTCCTGCAGCCGCCAGCGGCGGGTTTACCGTTCCAGGAAACTGCCCCTAACCGGTCTTTAAATGCCGCTCAAAACCGGGAGTCTGTCGTCGATCAACACGACCCGGACTTCCAGAAGATCGCCGAGACCGAGGACGAGTGGCAGCCACAGCTGGCACCAATGATCGATCCGATCGAACGCCTGGCAAAGCGCATCGCTGACGAGGGCGGCGACGAAAGTGACTTCCTCGCCCGCCTGGGTGAAGTGCTGGAGGAGATGGACGAGACCGAACTGGTCAAGCGCCTGGCGTCCTCGACTTTTAAGGCCCGGGGCCTCGGTAATGCGGAGGGGCGCTGATGGCCAACTTCGGGGCGGGCCCGGTACCGCGTGACACGCTGGATTACTTTCGAGGCAAGGACCTGCGGGTCGGCTTCGATTATCAAGACGTCTGGGGCCAGGAACACGCTCACGCCTTCACCGTCGCCAAGGCCATGAAGCTGGACATCCTGGACGACATCCGGTCCGGGTTGGACGAGGCCCTGGCCGAGGGCAAGACGTTCCGCGACTTTGCCAGGGACGTTAAACCGAAGCTGCAGCAGAAAGGCTGGTGGGGCGTCAAGGAAGAGATCGACCCGAACACCGGCGAACGCCGGGAAGTGCAGCTGGGATCCCCGCGCCGCCTCAAGACCATCTACCAGTCCAACCTGCGCAGCGCCCGGGCGGCGGGCCAGTGGCAACGCATCCAGCACACCAAGGAAAGCCTGCCGTACCTGCTCTATGAGTTGGGCCCTAGCGAGAACCACCGGGACGAGCATGTGAAATGGGCGGGCACACTGCTGCCAGTGGACCACCCCTGGTGGCGTGATCACATGCCGCCGAACGGCTACGGGTGCAAATGCCGGGTGCGCCAGGTATCGCAGGTGGAGGCCGAGCGGCTGGACCGAGACGGCGTCCGGGACCCGCGCGCCGAAATCGAAACGGATCCGGAGACTGGTCTGCCCACGGGCCGCCGGGTGCGCCGCACAATGCCGGTTCGGCGTGAGCCGCCGCCGACCCAGACCGTCAGCTACACCAACCGGCGTACGGGCGAGATGGTCCAGGTAGACCAGGGCCTGCACCCGGCCTGGGCCAGCAACCCGGGGCAGGATCGGGTTCGAGTGCTGCGGGACCGCATGACCGCCAAACTGGATACGGCCGATCAGCGCCTGGCCAAGGCCACAACGCGTGACGTCATGGCGTCGCCGATACTGGACCAGTGGGTAACGAGGCCAGACGGTGAACTGCCGGCCGGCGTTGTGGATCGCCGGGCCCAGTCGGCGCTGAGCGCGACCACCCAGGTGGTGCGGCTGTCGCCGGATACGTTCAGCAAGCAGGCTCGGCAGCACGCGGATCTGGCGATTGACGATTACCGTCAACTACCGGACATCGTGTCCGGAGGCATTCTGATCGGGCAGGACGACCGCACGCTGGTGGCCTTTCGTAGCCGGCCAGGCGATACCAGGAACCGGTGGTGGAAGGTGGTCATCAAACGCACCGGCGACGCCCAGCGTCTGTACGTGGTGAGCTACCAGAAAGCGGATGACAGGGAGTTGCGCCGGATCCGGCGCCAGGGCAAGGTGCTTCGAGCGGTGGAGCAATAGGGCCGGCGCACGGTGGGGCCTGCCTCCCGCATTGGGTGCGGGCAACCCCACATTGCGCTCTGCCCTTCATCCTGAGAGGCAGGCTACGGCAGGCAGATTCATCACCGTGTCGCGTGCGCCGGAGTTCAGTATACTGGCGCGGCCTCGGTAAGTGCAATTATGACCCAAAGCGGGCCGATTCTCAGAACGCCCTCAGACGCTCTCTAAGGCCCTTGGTGAAGCTGGCGCTATCAGCGCCGGGGCCAGACCCCGAAAAACGTTTTTAAAGGGGTGTTAAATGCCTTTGCGGCGATTGCCAGGATAACGCCGGGTTCGATATCCTGATATCCGGTTGCGGTGCCGGCCAGCACCGTCTCGATTTACCCCCGCTGAAACCCTCCCCTAATTACCCCTGAACCCTCTCAGGATCATTCGAGCCTGTCGGCGCCGTTACTGTGGCGCCATGGACAACACAAACGCATTCCGTTTCGGCCTTGCCAAGGCCCTCAATACCGAACCGGCTCCTGGCGACCGCCTGGCGCTCAACGTCGAGCTGCCCTCTGGCGAAGTACCGGACTGGGTTGAGCTGTTGCCTGCCGGCGAGCTGCTGACCGGCCGCGATGGCCGTACCTGGCGTAACCGTGATCCGCAAGCCCTGGTGGACCAGTTCGATCTCCGAGGGCTGGACCTGGTCATCGACTGGGAGCACGCCAGCGAGCACCGGGCCCCCAAGGGCGAGGACGCTCCGGCGGCGGGCTGGGTCAAGCAGCTGGAGGTGCGCGACGGCGCCGTCTGGGGCCGCGTGGAGTGGACCGAAAAGGCGGCCGCCCAGCTCCAGCGCAAGGAATACCGCTATCTCTCCCCCGTTTTCCTGTTTACCCGCGATGAGCGCCAGATTGTCCGGCTCACCAGCGCGGGCCTTACCAACCAACCCAACCTGGCGCTCACAGCGCTTAACCAGCAAACCCACCAGGAGGATTTCCCCGTGTGGAAAGATCTGCTCAAAAAGCTGGGTCTGCCCGAGGACGCGACTGAGGCGCAGGCGATTGCTGCCCTCAATCAGGTCCAGGCGGATCTGGAGATCGCGAAGAATCGGGAGGCCACGCCCAGCCTTGACAAGTACGTCCCCCGGGCTGACTTCGACCAGGCACAGACTCGCGCCGCGAATGCGGAACAGAAGCTGGAGACCCTGAAGAAGGAGCGCGAGGACGAGGCCATTGAGTCCGCCATCAACCAGGCCCTGGAAGACGGCAAGATCGCGCCGGCGACGGTCGACTACCACAAGGCCCAGTGTCGGACCGAGGGTGGCCTGGAACGCTTCAAAGCGTTTGTGGACAGCGCGCCGGTTGTCACCGGTGACTCCGGTCTCGATAACCGCGACGTTCCTGGGGCGGCTGGCAAGGCCCTCAACACCGAGACCCTGAAGATTGCCCAGATGATGGGTAACTCCGAGCAGGATCTCAAAACCTACGGAGGGCTCAACTGATGCTGACCCAAGACCGCATGACCGCTCACCGCGACGCCGAGGTGATGCCCTACGCCGTGGCGGCGGGCGAAACCATTCACCTGGGCGCCCAGGTGGCGGTGAACGCTACCGGCTTCCTGGTCGCCGGCAAGACGGCTACTGGGCTGACCTACATCGGGCGCGCCGATGCCCATGTGGACAACAGCGCCGGCGCGGATGGCGACGAGATTGTCCTGGTGCGTCGCAAGAAAGCCTTCCTCTGGAAGAACGACACCACGGATCCGGTCGGCCAGAGCCTGGTCGGTAAACCCTGTTACATCCTGGACGACGAGACCGTCGCCGGCACGGATGGCACTGGCACTCGCTCTGAGTCCGGTGTCGTGCTGGCTGTCGAGTCTGCTGGCGTCTGGGTCGAGTAAGGAGAGCACCTGTGATCGTAAATAAATCAGCACTCGATGGCGTTTTCTTCAACCTGAAGACGACGTTCAACCGCGCCCTCCAGGCCGCTGAGCCGGAGTGGGACAAGATCGCCATGAAGGTGACCTCAACCTCCTCCGAGAACCGGTACAAGTGGATGGAGCGTTTCCCGGCCATGCGCAAGTGGGTCGGCGAGAAGGTGGTCAAGCAGCTCAAAGGCCAGGGCTACACCATCATCAACGATGACTTTGAGGCCACCATTGAGGTGGACCGCAACGACATCGAGGACGACACCCTGGGCATCTACGGACCGGAGGCCGAGATGGCCGGCTACAGCTCCGCCCACCTGCCGGATGAACTGGTGTTTGACCTGGTCAACGCCGGCTTCGTTGAGCTGGGCTACGACGGCCAGCCGTTCTTCGACACCGACCATCCGGTGGGTAAAAAGGATGGCAGCACCGTCAGCGTCTCCAACAAGGGCACGGCCAAGCTGAGCTTTGCCACCCTGGCCGCTGCGCAGGGCAGCTTCGGTGCCGCCCGCACCTCGCTGCGCAAGATGAAGGACGACGAGGAGCGCCCGCTCAACATCAAGCCCAACGTCCTGCTGGTGCCGCCGGCACTGGAAGACACTGCCCGGGCGCTGATGAGCGTGGAGCGCCTGGAGGACGGCAAACCCAACCCCTACCGCAATGCCGCGGAAGTGGTGGTCTCCTCCCGCCTGACCTCAGATACCGCGTGGTTCCTGCTGGACACCACCAAACCCGTGAAACCGTTCATCTTCCAGGAGCGCAAGGCGCCCGTGTTCGTCTCCCAGACCAACATGGACAGCGACAGCGTGTTCCTGCAGAAGAAGTACCGCTACGGCGCGGAAGCTCGCGGCGCGGCTGGCTACAGCTTCTGGCAGATGGCCTACGGCTCAGACGGTTCGGTGTAAACCGGGCCCGTTTATTGATCTGAAAATGGCCGGGCGTGCGCCTGGCCATTTTTGAACCGCACACGCACCAGGAGGGCACCATGGCTGCCACCAAAACCAGCAAGGCAAGCACCGACAAGGCTGCCGCCAATGCCGGCGCCACTGATCCGAAAGCGCAACCGCAAAACACGCCGCCTGCGGCCGACGCCAAGACCACCACCGCGCCGGAGACCAAGCGCATCGCGGTGAAGTCGATGACGCCCAGCTTCCGCCGGGCCGGCTTCGAGTTCAGCCGTACCGAACGGATCCTGGACGTTCGCAAGTTGACCGACGAGCAGCTCCAGGCCATCCAGGATGAGCCTCGCCTGGTGGTCCGCTCGGTAGGTCAGGACGACTGATATGGCTGTCTACGCCACGCTGCAGAACCTGCTGGACCGCTTCGGTACCGACGCCCTGCTGATCGCCGCCGACCGTGACGGCGACGGACAGGTGGACGCCGACGTGGTCGAGCAGGCTCTGGCCGACGCCGATGCCGAGATCGACACCTACGTTGGCCAGCAGTACCAGCTGCCCCTTCCGACCGTGCCGCGCATCCTGACCAAGCTGGCGGTAGACATCACCTTCGATACGTTGTCACCCGAAGCGGATACCGCGACTGAGCATCGTCAGACGCGCCGGGAAAAGGCGATCGAGCTGCTCAAAGCCATTGCCCGGGGTGAGGTCAGCCTGGGCATTCAGCAGGGGTCACCGGTGCGCATCAAGCCGGAGATCAGCTATCGCCCAAGGCGATGGGGCCGTGACCGGAGGCTGACATGAGCGTTTCCCTGCGCACGGACTTCTCTGACGTTGACCGCTTGCAGACCCGGATCGGCCGCCTGGCCAATCCGGACCGGCGTGCCCTGGGTGAGCAGTTGGGCAGTCTGGTGGAGAGCCAGACCCGCCGGCGCATCAGTGAAGACCAGGAATCCCCCGATGGCGTGCCCTGGGCACCCTGGACGGCCGCCTATGCAAAGCGCCGCCACGGCGGCCATTCGCTGCTGCAGGGCGAGGGCAACCTGATGGACAGCATCGGCTTCGACGTCCAGGACGACCACGTGGAAGTGGGCTCGAACCTGATCTACGCCCGAATCCACCAGGAAGGCGGCGAGCCCGACATGGCCCCGGGGCCTGCCGGCATTCCCGCCCGCCCTTACCTGGGTTTTTCCCAAGACAACCTGGCCGAGATCGAGGCCGTCGCTGACCGTTGGCTGGACCGGCACCTGGAGAAGTCATGACGAACGGAGACATCAACCTGGCGCGAGACGCGATCGTCGCCACGATCAAACAGGCACTGCCGGAGCTGCGTGATTGCCAGGCCCATGGGGGGCGGTTCGATCTCCCGGAATTGCAGCGTTGGAGCCGGCGAGCGCCGGCGGTCCTGGTCGCGGCCGTGCAGGTCCCCGTGGTTGCCGACAACCATACGCGCCAGGTGCAGGTGCGCTGGGTCGCCTATGTCGTCACTCGTGACACCCCGCAGGCCGCCCGCGACGTGGCCGCACTGGACTATGCCGAAGCGCTTCTGCGGTGCGTCAAAGGCAATCGCTGGGGGCTCGATAACACCCAGCGCCCGGAGAACCTGGCGGCCGAGAACCTCTACAGCGGTCAGGCCGACCGCCAGGGCATGGCCCTCTGGGCGGTGAGCTGGCAGCAGGGGCTTGCCCTGAGAGCCACGGACCTATCGAGCCTGGCCGACTTCCGGATTTACAGCGCCACGCACCAGGTGGGCGATGGCCCAGCCACCGAGAGCTACACCGACATACCTGTCGGGTAACGAGGAGAGACCCGTGAACGGAAAAACGACCAAGCGATACATCAAACCGGCCCGCGAGGGCCTGGTGGTGCGCCAGCCGCAAAACGGCCGCCCGCTGCCCGCCGAGGGTGCGCTGGTGGACTGGAGCGGCTACTGGGTGCGCCGTAAGGCGGAGGGCTCCATCGTGGAGACCAAGGCCCCGGCGAAAACCAAGGCCAAGCCCCAGGGCGACGCCAAGCAGAAGGAGGCTGAATAATGCCTATCAGCGCGACCGTATTTAACGACATCCCGTCCGCCCTGCGGGTACCGGGGTGGTACATCGAGTTCGATAACCGCCTGGCGGGTAATGCTGTGTTCATGGGCAAGCTGCTGGTGATCGGCCAGATGCTGGCCACGGGCAGCCAGGCCGCCGGCACCCTGGTGCGGGTGACCAGCAAGGAAGAAGCCGACGAGCTGTTCGGCCGTGGCTCCATGCTGGCCGAGCAGATGCGCGCCATCAAGGACGTGGACCTGTACACCGAGACCTGGGCCATCCCCCTGGACGATGCCGCCACCGCCGTGAAGGCCGAGGGCAGCATCACCGTGGACAACGGCCCGACCGACACCCGCCCCCTGGCGCTCTACATCGCCGGCCGGCGCGTGTGGGTCGAGATGGCCGGCGGTGATACGCCGGACGCGGTGGCCCAGGCGATCGTCGACGCGGTGAACGCCGACGACCGGGTGCCGGTGACGGCGGCCGTGGACGGCGTGACCTCCAGCAAGGTGAATCTGACCTGCCGCTGGGGCGGCGAGACCGGCAACGACATCGACCTGCGCGACAGCGTGAAGGGCGAGCAGCGCCCCGGTGGCCTGGGGCTGACCTACACCCAGCCGACCGGCGGCGCCGTCAACCCGGACCTGGACCCGGTGATCGCGGCCATGGGCAGCGAGTGGTGGAACTGGATCTGCCTGCCGTACACCGACACCACCAGCCTGGACGCCATGGACGCCGAGCTGGCCGACCGCTATGGCCCGATGCGCCAGATCGGTGGCCGCGCGTTCTGCGCCTTCCGGGGCACGCACAGCGAGACGGGCACCCTGGGCAGCGGCCGCAACTCGCCGCACGTGACCATCATGGGCACCAACCTGGCGCCGAGCCCCACCTGGCTGTGGGCGGCGACCAACGCCATCGTGGCGGCCAAATCCCTGGCCATCGACCCGGCCCGGCCGCTGCAGCGGCTGACCATGCCCGGACTGATCCCGCCGGCGGAGGACGTGCGCTGGAGCGACGCCGAACGCAACCTGCTGTTGTTCGACGGCATCGCCACCTACACCGTGGCGAGCGACGGCAGTGTGCAGATCGAGCGCCAGATTACGACCTACCAGGAAAACGCCAGCGGCGTGGCGGACGACAGCTATCTGGACATCAACACGCCGGAGACCCTGGAGCGCATCCGCTTCGAGCAGATCAGCCTGTTCGCGCAGAAGTACCCGCGCCACAAGCTGGCCGCCGACGAGGACCGCGAGTTCTACGACCCGAGCCAGCCGATCATGACACCCAAGGTGGCCCGCACCGAGCTGCTGAACCTCTACCGGCTGACGCTGATGGGGGCCTATGGCTGGGTGCGCGATTACGCCGGCTACTCCGAGAGCCTGCAGGCGAACATCGACCCGAGCGACCCCAGCCGGCTGAACGTGATCGACCAGCCCATGCTGATCGGCCAGTACCGCGTGCACGCGCAGCAGACCCAGTTCCGGCGCTAAGCGCCGGTTAACCACCCGTTAACAGGAGGGTAAACACCCATGAGCGGACGAATCACAGGGGTAGCCACCATTCGAGTGGATGGCCAGGAGTTCCCCACCGAGCGCGGCGCCACGCTGAACCCGGGTGGCGTAAACCGCGCCACCAAGATGGCCGGCCGGCGCGTGTACTACAGCGAGGAGCCAGTGGCCCCGACGCTGCAGGCCACCGTGCTGCACACCGAGGAGCTGGACATCATCGAGATCGGCAAGATCCGCGATGCCACCGTGCTGTTCGAGTGCGACAACGGCCAGGACTACATGCTGACCGGGGCTTTCGTGACCGAGACAGCGGAACTGAACAGCGGCGAGGGCCAGATCCGTCTGAACCTGGCCGCCCGCACCTGCGAGAGGGTTTAACCGATGACCGAGCACTACACCGATGACCTGGACAACCAGGATGTCATGGCCGCGCACGCCGAAGAGGCCGGCCTGACCGATGACGACCTTGCGCGCATCACCGATGACGAGACCACGGTGACCCTGCGCCTGGTGGAACCGATCACCTTCAAGGCCAGCAAGCTGGAGCCCGAGCGCACCATCGAGGAGCTGGTGATTCCAAAAGGCGTCAAGGGCAAGCACCTGGTGGCCATGGACAAAGCCGAAGGCGAAATGGGCAAGACCCTGGCGCTGATTGCCGCGCTGGCGCGCATTCCAGTGCACGCCGCCCGTGAGCTGGATGGGCGGGACGTGGATCTGGCGCTGTACGCCATCCTGCCTTTTTTGCCGAAGCTCCGCGGGACTGGCAAACGCTAGTACGCGGAGTGGCATTCGCCTTCAGCGGGTTCAACCCCGTGGACCTGCTGGAGATGGACATGAAGGACCTGGAGTGGTGGTACCACCAGGCGGAAGAACTGGCCGAGGAGATGAAACGCGATGGCTAACATGGTGACCAGCGTCGTCATGCAACTGGTGGACCGCGTAACCCGCCCGGTTCGGCGCATTCAGCAGTCGCTGTCGGGGCTGGCCAGTCGGGCCGGCCTGGACCGCCTGTCGGCGTCCGCCCATCGTGTGGGCCAGTCCCTGGGCACGGTGATGGAGCGCGCCAAGGGCCTGGGCGAACGCCTGTTATGGATGGGAGGGATCGCCGCCGGAGCAGTCTGGGGTACCGAGCGCCTGGTGTCCGGGGTAACGGACCTGGGCGCTGAGGTTCAGAACGCGGCTGGCCGGCTGAAAGTGGGCACCACCTGGCTGCAGGAATGGTTCTATGTGGGCAAGCAGTTCGGGGTGCAGAACGACGCCCTGGTGGACGGCATGAAGGAGCTGTCGCTGCGGGCCGATGAGTTCGTGGTGACCGCTGGTGGCCCGGCGGCCGAGGCGTTCGGGCGCCTGGGTATCAGCATCGACGACCTGCGCAAGACCGGCGGCGACACCGCCAAGATGTTCGACCTGGTGCGCGACAAACTGGGCGACGTTCAGAACGACGCCGCGCGCCAGCGGATCATGGACGAGATCTTCGGCGGCCAGGGCGCCGAGCAGATGGTGGAGATGCTGCAGGCCAGCCGCCAGGAGATCGAGCGGATGATGAAGGCGGCCCACGACAAGGGCGCCATCCTGACCCCGGAGGAGATCGAGAACAGCCGGCGCTATACCCGCCAGATGGGTGACCTGCGCACGGTGCTGTTCGGTATCCAGACCGCCGTGGTGGGCGACCTGCTGCCCGCCATCAACCAGTGGATCGACCGCATGGGCGCCCTGGGCCAGGCCAACCGGGAGGCGATCGCCAAGGACATCGTGGACGGCATCCGGGACGTGTGGCGGGGTCTGCGCATGGTGGGCGCTGCAGTGAGTTGGGCGGCCGATGCTGTCGGTGGCTATGGGAACCTGATCGCCATTCTTGCGGGGCTTCTGGCCGGTAGGTTTTTGGTGTCGCTAGTAACGGCAACGGTTCAGCTAGGGGTTTTTGGTTGGACAGCCGGAAAAACCGCTGCCAAAGGGCTGCTTTGGCTGGGCCGTGGTGTTGTCAGTGCTGGGGCTGGCCTCGCTGGATTAGCAGCGCGGGCGGTACCGGCTGCGATTGCCGGCATCCGTGCGCTGTCGCTGGCCCTGATCACTACCCCGATTGGCTGGATCATCACCGGCGTGGCCGCTGTGGCCGGCGCGGTGTACCTGATCTACCGAAACTGGGACGGCATCTCCGAGTGGTTCAGCAACCTGTGGAAAGGCATCAAGGCGTTTTTCAGCCAGGGCATCGGCGACATCGCCAAGCAGCTGCTGGCCTGGAGCCCGGCCGGCCTGCTGATGAAGGGCATCGACGCGGTGTTCGAGCTGTTCGGCGCGCGGCCGCTTAGCGAGATCGGCGGCGAGTGGATCGGCGGCCTTTGGGATGGCATCCAGCAGAAGTGGGCGGGCCTGACCAACTGGCTGTCCCAACGCATCACGGCCCTGGTGGACTGGATGCCGGATTGGGTCAAGGACCAGCTTGGTATTGGCGGCATGGCCGCGCCGGTGGCATCCGGTGCCCCGGTCACCCAGGGGCGGCCATCGGCCATGCCTGGGCCTGCCCGTGCGGAAGTGGGCGGCGAGCTGCGGATCGTGGTGGATTCTGAGGGGCGGCCCCGCGTCACGGAGGCGCGCCGCAACGGGGGCATGGACTTCGATGTGGAGTCTGGAGTACTGGGGGTGGCGCCGTGATGCTATTGCCGATCGCCGGCCTGTCGCTCCATGGCTCGCTGGCTTATGTCAGCTTGGACGACACCCACGCCAACGACTACGCCGACAATTACAGAGAGGCCCCAGTGCGCCCCCTGGATTCCGTAGAACGTTGCAACGCCAGCTGCGATCCCGACAAAAAGGCCGATGACCATTCCAACGTCCTTAGCTGCGATCTTCTCCCGCTTGGCCAGCTTTTCGCCCGTGCTGAACCCGGTCAAAAGAAACGCCAGGCCGATTGCCAAGTGAAAGCCCCAGTGAATTTCCGGGGTGAGGTAGTAGAACGCGATGCCTGTCAAAAGACCAATTACAGCCCCGATGCCTGGAGCTTTGTCGATGATATTCATGGTGCCCTCCGTTTTCATTCATGCGCAAACAGGAGCTTAGCACATGACCTGGCGTGACCGTATCGACCCAGAACTGGCGGGCTCCTATCGCGGTGTGCGCTTCCACGTGGAGCGCTCCGACACCACGGGCGGCCGCCGCTGGCTGATCCATGAGTACCCGCGCCGCGACCGGCCCTACGCCGAGGACATGGGCCGCAAGGCCAAAGAGTGGCGCCTGCAGCTGTTCGTGGCCGGCGACGACTACGACAAGCAGCGGGACGCCCTGATCGCCGCCCTGGATGCCCCGGGCGTGGCCACGCTGGTGCACCCGTACCTGGGCAGCGTCGCGGCCGTAGCCAGCGACGTGCGGTGGAGCGAGAGCACCCGGGACGGCGGCGTGTGCACCTTCCAGGTGACGTTTGCCGAGGCAGGCCAGGAAGCCTACCCCGCCACCACGGTGGACACCCAGCGGGAAGTGCGCCAGGCGGCGGACGCGTTCGAGGAGCAGCTGACCCAGGACTTTGCCGACCAGTGGAGCGTGGAGGGTCTGCTGGGCTGGTCCCTGGTCGCGGTGGAGCGTGACCTGGCGGCCGTGATGCAGGGCATCGAGGACGTGGTGGGCGGCATCGCCGACGAGGTAGCGGCGCAGATCCGCGCGCCGATCAACATGGTGGGCATCGTGCTGGGTGGCTTTAACCGGCTGCGCAACGCGGTGCTGCGGCCGATCAATGCCCTGGACCTTTACAGCGGCAACAGCGTCCTGGGCCGGAGCGATGACGAGGACAGCGGCCGGGTGCTGCTGACCCCGGGCACGCCGGTGCGCGCGGCCAGGCTGCTGCTGGAGACTGGGATCAGCAGCGACAGCGTGACCCCACCCACGGCGGACACGCCGGAGCGCATCCAGCGGGCGCAGAACACCATCGCGGCCCGGCGCCTGAACAGCCGCGCGGCCACCCTGGCCGCTGCGCGCCTGGTGGCGGATACCGACTGGATGAGCCGGCAGGATGCCGAGGCGGCTGGGGCCAGCACCATGGAGCTGATCGACCGGCAGATGACCACCGACGAGGCCATCACCGACGCCGTGTACGCGGCCCTGGTGGATCTGCGGGCCAAGGTCTCCGACGACCTGCGCACCCGGGCGGTGGCCTTGCCTGGCATGACCACCTACACCCCGCAGCGGACCCTGCCGGCGCTGGTGGTGGCGCACCGCTTGTACGGCGACGCCACCCGGGCGGACGAGATCGTGGCGCGCAACGACGTGCCGCACCCGGGCGCCCTGCGCGGTGGCATCGAGCTGGAGGTGCTGAGTGAGTAACCCCGAGCCGGTAGTGCTGCAGATCGGCAGCCAGCGCCACCAGGGCTGGCAGGAGGTCCGCATCCGCCTGTCCCTGGAGCAGATCGCCGACAGCTTCGACCTGACCCTGACCGAGCGCTGGGCCGACTCCGGCCTGGTGCGGCCGGTGACACCTGGCGAAGCCTGCACCGTGAAAGTGGGCGACGAGCTGGTAGTGACCGGCTACCTGGACGAGGTGCTGCCGGACTACGACGCCACCAGCCACACCATCTCAGCCAGCGGCCGCAGCAAGGCGGCGGACCTGATCGACTGCAGCGGCAAGGACCAGCGATTCGACGGCCAGACGCTGCTGCAGATCGCCACGGCCCTGGCCAAGCCCTACGGCATCGAGGTGATCGACATCGTGGGTGCGTCTAAGCCGTTCCAGTACTTCGCCCTGGAGGATGGCCAGCCGATCGCCGAGGCCATCGAGCGGGCCGCGCAGATCCGGGGCGCCCGGATCGTGAGCGATGCCCAGGGGCGCCTGGTGATCGTGCACGCGGTGCAGCGGGAGATCCGCACGCCGCTGGTGCTGGGCGGGAACATCCGCAAGGGCTCCGGGACCTTCAGCGATCGGGACCGCTTCAACGTCTACATCGTCGAGGGGCAGACGCCAGGCACGGACCAGTGGTTCGGCGCCAATGCGTCCGGCCCCACGGCCAAGGCCACCGACCCGCGCATCCGCACCCCGCGCACCACGCTGATCGTGTGCGACACGCCGGCCGACGCTGGCGACTGCAAGGCCCGCGCCGAGCTGGAGTCCCGCATGCGCTGGGCCAAGGGCCGGGGCGTGACCTACACCGTGGGCACCTGGCGCCATGAGCAAGGCGTCTGGCGTCCGGGCGACCTGGTACACGTGCGCGATGCCTACCTGGGCCTGGACGAGCAGCTGCTGATCAGCGACGTGCAGCTTATCGAGAACGAGCAAGGGCGCACCGCCGAGCTGCGGGTGGCCCCGCCGGCGGCCTTCGAGCCCGTGCCAATCGCGGAGCCCCAGGCCAACGGCAAGAGCGGTAACCAGACAACTGGATGGGTGAAGAAGCCGTTATGACGGACCAGAGAAGAACGTGGCAGCGCCTGATGGGGCCTGTCTGGCGGCGCATCCGCCTGCTGGTCTCCAGGGGCGTGGTGAAGCTGGTGGACGACAGCCTGAAGCTGCAGGGCGTGCAGGTGTCACTGCTGGGGGACGAGCCGGCGTGGGCGGAGCGCTTCCAGGACTATGGCCACACCAGCCACCCGCACCCAGGGGCCGAGGCCGTGGTGGCCGCCGTCGGTGGTGCCCGTGCCCACCTGGTGGCGCTGGCGATCGACGACCGGCGGTACCGGCTGAAGGACCTGGCCGAGGGCGAGGTGGCCATGTACGACGACCTGGGCAACGTGATCGTGTTCCGGCGGGACAAGATCCAGGTGCAGGCGGTGCAGCACCTGGAGGTGACCGCGCCGACCTGCCACATCACCGCAACGACGAACCACGACGGCAACGTGACGATCAACGGCAACCTGGTGGTGAACGGTTCCGGGGCGTTTACCCAGGCCCTGTCCTCCGCCACCTCCGTGGCCGATCCGAAGGGCACCATGCAGGCCATGCGGAACACCTACAACGGGCACAACCACGACGAGAACAACACAAGCGGGCCGACTGATCCGCCCAACCAGGAGATGACCTAATGGACATCGCGCTGAAATACGACGCCGGCGCCAAGCGCTTCGACCTGGCGATCGAGGGCGGCGACCTGGCAACCGACGAGAGCCTGCAGACGGCGGTGATCCTGTCCCTGTTCACCGATCGGCGCGCCCTGGAGGAGGACCGCCTGCCGGACGGCACCAACGACCGCCGGGGCTACTGGGCGGACGCCTACCGCGACCGGCCCCACGGCTCCCGCCTGTGGCTGCTGTACCGGGAAAAGGAGCAGGACGAGGTGCTGCGCCGGGCCAAGGAGTACGCCGAGGAGGCGCTGGCCTGGCTGGTGGAGGACGAGGTGGCCGAGGCCGTGGAGGTGGAGGCGTGGCACATGCGGCGCGACACCCTGGGCCTGCGGGTGGTGATCCGGCGCGGCGATCGCGCGGTGCTGGAACGTCAATACGACTACGTGTGGCGAAACGCCGCATAACGGAGGGTTAGATGGCGCGTAAACGGCCTTCATTACCGGAACTGATGGCCCGGGTCGATCAGGACCTGCTGTCCCGGCTGCCCGGTGCCCAGGCGGCCCTGGCCACCCGCCTGACCCAGGCGCTGGCCACCAGCCAGGCCGGGGTAACACATGGCCTTTATGGGTACCTGCAATGGCTGGAGCGGCAGCTGTTCCCGGAGACCTGCGACGACGACCTGCTGCACCTGCACAGCGCCGGGGTGCCCCGGCGCCAGGCGTCCGCATCCACTGGCAACGTGACCTTTACCGGCACAGACGGCGCGGTGATCATCGCCGGCACCCGCCTGCAGCTGGATGGCCAGGAGTACCAGACCACCGCCGAGGTGGCGATCGCTGCCGGCACGGCCCTGGCCACCGTTGAGGCTGTGGTGGCCGGCGCGGCCGGTGACCAGGCCGCCGGGGCAGAGCTTAGCCTGGTGTCGCCGGTGCCTGGTGTCGATACCACGGCGGTGGTGGGCGCTGACGGCCTGCAGGGTGGTGCGGATCTGGAGGCATACAGCAGCTGGCGCGATCGCATCCTGCGCCGCCGGGCGCGGGTGCCGCGCGGTGGTGCGTCCGGCGACTGGGAAGGCTGGGCGCTGGAGGTGCCGGGCGTGACCCGGGCCTGGGAGGACCCGCTGGGCATGGGCGCCGGTTCCGTGGTGCTGCGCATTATGGCGGACGATGCGGCCGACGGCCCGCTGCCGTCCCAGCAGCTGCTGGACGCGGTGTTCGACTACATCACCGACCGCAAGAACGTGACCGCCCACCTGTACGTGATCGCACCGACGCCCGTGGACTTCGCCCCCCAGCTGTCGGTGACACCGGACACGGCGGAGGTGCGCGCAGCGGCGGCGGCTGGCCTGCAGGACCTGGTGGAGCGTGAGGGCGAGCCCGGCGGCACCCTGCTGATCACCCGCGTGCGGCACGCGATCAGTTCAGCGGCCGGCATCGAGGACTACGACCTGCAGTGGCCCACGGCGAACATCAACTACGCCACGGGCGAGCTGCCGGTATGGGCAGGTGTGACATGGCTGTGAACCTGAGCGCCGAAGACTACCGAGGGCTGCTGTTCAGCCTGCTGCCGCCGGGCATGGTGTGGCCGGTGGAGCCGGACAGCAACGTGCAGCGCCTGCTGGACGGTTCGGCCCAGGAGTTCGCCCGGGTGGATGCCCGCGCCGGTGACCTGCTGGCCGAGGCGGACCCGCGCCGGGCGCTGTACCTGTTTGAGGAGTGGGAAGCCAGCTATGGGCTGCCGGGTGACTGTGCCCCCGCTGACCAGTCCATGGCTGACCGCCGCACCGCCTTGGTAGGGCGCGTGGTGGGCCAAGGCGGCATGCGCGCCGAGGACTACCGGGAGCTGGCCGCCGGCCTGGGGTACGACAATATCGAGATCATCGAGCTGCGCGAGGCCACGGTGGAGGTGAACACCCCCACCGGCTACACCGGCTCCGTGATCGGTGACGACATCAACGGCAGCGACTGGGACTCCACCTGGCGCGTGCTCCTGCCCAACGGGGTGGTGCGCGAGTCGGTGATCGACGAGGCGCAGATCGGCGACCCCCTGCGGAGCTGGGGCGACGAGCTGATCGAGTGCGCCCTGCGCGAGGCATCGCCCAGATGGCTGATTTTGCAAGTGGGTTACCAATAGGAGGTAGACCGTGGAGAAGGTAGGAGCATATACCCAGCGGGCAACCGCTGAGGGCGAGTGGCGCGCCGGAGATCCGGCAACGGGACAGCAGGCCACGCCGATGCTGGCCCAGTATTTCAACATGCTGCAGCGGGAGCTGCTGGCGATCCTGACAGCCGGCGGGGTAGTGCCGGACATCAACACCGAGGACCAGGTGCTGGCCGCGATTCAGCGCCTGGCCGGGCGTGGGGTAACGACCGTTACGAACGCGGACTCACCGAAGGCCCTGACCGTGGCCGAGGCCGGCCTGGTTCTGGTGGACGCGAGCGCCGGGGATGTCACCCTGCAACTCCCGGCCGCCGACAGCGACGCCGGCCTGGGCTACACGATCGCCCGCACCGACAGCAGCGCCAATGTGGTGACGGTGACCCCGGACGGCACGAACCCGGACACGATCGAGGGCGCGGCAAGCCTGTCCCTGACCGTTTCCCGGCGCGTGGTGCTGTCTGCGGACGGTGGCACCGACTGGAAGTCGCCCATGCTGGTGGCGACGGATGCCGAGGCCCAGGCGTTTGCACCGGGGCGGTTGATTGACGGGGCGGCGCTGGCGGCTGCGTTTGGTGGTGGTAATCAGGGCCTGTCGGTAAATGGTTATCAGGTTCTGCCGGGTGGCTTGATATTGCAATGGGGATCGGCCCAGCTCACGGGTGGCTCCCCCTATACAGCAACTTTGCCTGTGGTTTATCCGGTTAAAGGTTTATTTGCCGGTGGGAACTGGAACAGCTCAGCAATCACTGGCGGATCGACGGCGAAAGGTACCTTTGCTTTCAAGTTGAACGTCGACTCCGTCGTCATCAGTCCTTTGGATGCTAGCGGCAATTTTAGTGTGTTCTGGTTTAGCCTTGGACATTAAGGGGGTCTGGCGATGAAGTTTTACAGTGCAGAAAAAGATGCGTTTTTTGCTGGAGAACTCCGGGCGCGATATGAATCTGCCGGGTCTTGGCCCGCAGACGCACAGGAGGTAAGCGAAGCTGTTTTTGAGGAGTATTCGGGGCGGCCTCCTTTGGGAAAAGCCCGCGCAGTCGGCCCGGATGGTTTACCAATGTGGGTTGAAGTCCCTGCCCGAGGAGTGGGTGACTTACTGAGTGATATTGATCAAGCTGCTGGCAACGCACGCGAGCGCTTCGTCTCTCCCGGCTACCTGGTGGACCAGGAGTACAAGCGCGCCGAGGAGGCCGCCCGCTCGTTTGCCGACGCAGGGTACCCTGCCTCCGATGTCCCCAGTGCCGTGAGCAGCTGGGCGTCGGCCAAATCGTGGACAGCTCAGCAGGCTGCGGACGACATCATCGCCACCGCCGACTACTGGTATGGAGCGATCGACCAGATCCGGGAGATCCGCCTGGCCGGTAAAGCAGCGGTCCAGGCAGCAACGGCGGATCAGCGGGAGGCGGTCGCTCAGCAGTATATCGACCAACTGAACACGCTGGCCGTGTCATGATTACGCTGCAGTTCTCCACGACCCCGGGTATCGGTAGCCGCGTGATCCGCTTTGCCACTTGGTCCCCGTACAGCCACGTGGATCTGGTCCTGGACGATGGCCAGCTTCTTGGCGCCACGGCCCGCTTTGGCGTCTCTGTGCGAGACCCTGAGCCGACCATGGCGGCCGCGCGGTTTCAGGTGGCTGCCCCGGCCGAGGTGGTCGAGGCGGCCCGCAGCCAGATCGGGCGGCCGTATGACTGGCCCGGCATCTTTGGATGGGGCTTTCGGCGTAACTGGCAGGAGCAGGACTCCTGGTTTTGCAGCGAGCTGATCGCCTGGGCCTTCCAGGAGGCTGGCCACCCCTTGCTGAGGGCCGACAAAGCGTGGCGAGTAACACCCCGGGACCTGCTGTTATCTCCGCTGCTTTTGGGTGTCCAGTTGGGTGCTGGTGATGGGGTGTTTAACGGGGCTGGAAACGGCGGTTAA